CTGCTTACTATGTCTACCGAATGTAAATCAACTGCTATGTGCGTTTATGAACCTCCTATCCCTGGGTCCAGTTCCGAAAGGGCTGTCCTCAAGGAAACAGAGGGATGGGGAGTTAATCCTCCTAATCGCATTTTCAAACCGATGGTCTTCGTACCGGAGTCTCGTAATGACGAGCACGCTGCGGACACTGTCGCTGAACAACTCGGTGATCTCAAAGTAACCACTGGTGTAAAAACTCAAAAGCCTGCTAAGACCAGGCGTAATATTGTTGTCAAAGGAAACAGGTTCCCAATAAAGGTTCGTGCCATTCTCCCTAAGGACTATGTCCTCGATGAGTCGGAGATAGCGTTTTTCGAAATGCTTAATGGACCCTGTGGCTTTTGTAGAACAGGTTCAGCTGGGGGTCCGGAAACCCTAGTTGAATGTTGCTTCAAGCATTTTCGGTGTGTACGGTGTAATGGTTTTTCGTCATCCGATTCCCCCCCGAAGTACTTGGTGTGTCGATGTACTAAAGGGTTCACGACGGAGTTACCTTTTGTCCCCAAACCGTATTCAGAGACCGCGGGACCTAGTAGAGGATCGAATGGTATTTGTAGGTGGTTCGGTCAAGGTAAATGTGTTTTTGGTGCAAAATGTAGATATGAGCATGTTAGTGGTCTTAAATCACAAAAAGTTCAAATGATTGATACAAAGTACGACAAATTATTTTATACGTCTTCTTCCATGAGCGATAATGCCATCTCTTCCACATCTTCTGCAAATCTTTCGAGAGGACCAGTTGTGCGAGAAGTGAAAGAAAGTAAGACTCTTGAGGATCTTGCGCTTGAAAAGGCCACGCGCAATCTTGAGGAATTCCATTTTGGTGAGTATGTGGCCCCGAATTCTCCGGCTTACGCTGAGGGTGAAATTACACACCCTATGTCCCCAACTGTTGGGACTGGAAAGCGGCCGAAATTCGAGTATGATGGTGATTTTCATGGCGGTCGTACCTCACCCACGGAGGTTATGGACGCTATGAATTTCCCTTTTCCTACTGACGGAAAATACTTTACTGTCACTGCCAAGGCGCCAGCCAAGATTGTGGACGATAGAACGCCGGTTCTTTTGTTTCCGGAGGTTAAATCGACCATACCGAGTGCCCCAGACCAGGAGCGTTTGGTTTCGGCGTTTCAACAACTGACAGTTGTTCCCCAGGTTGCATTTGAGCATAAGCATGCGCCTGTTCCTGAAGGAGGTAGTTTGCCTGTACCTCATCAAATCAATCAGCCATTGCCTGTGGAAGAAATTAAACTCCCACTTCCCCCTGTTGTCCCGATTCCTAGACCCGGTCCTGAGGCTCACGTGCCGATGGACATTGGAGGTCTGCCCCCAGGACCTGTTAATTTAATTGCCGTTAATGAGGCTGCAGGTGATTATTCCAATTTAAACTTCCAATTCGTTTCGCGCAGGTATCCACCCGGCCGAAACGAAAATATTGGGTGGGCACATTGGATACTGGAGAAATTTGGTGTCGACATTTACGTGCGTGTGACATCGGCTTACTCATATGCAGTTGCCGCACGGGGAGAAGATCTTAGATCTTCATTTGCATCAACAACGCGACTTGATCACAAAGATCCTCTATACGCTGTTGTTCAATATAGCGAAACTATTGGTTTTGACATTTTAGGGTTGAAGTTTTTCTTACCATGGACGAACTTCACCCGACCGGTCGTTGTCTCTTATGAGGCTTTTACTCAATTGTCACAAGGCCCTAGTTTTGCAATTGGTATGGAAGACGGGACCGCCTTTCTTGCGGCTGCTCGTTCCGATCGCTGTACCAATAATATTAATCTCAATCGATATTCCAGTACATCAATTAAACATTGGACGTCGATTCTAGCTTTTAAACGTTTCAGTTCTGTCCTTAGTGAATTTAACGATATTACTTTACCTTCGGTTCCTTTAAACTTAGATGCTATAAATATGGCTACTACCTCACCGAGGTTGATGGGCCAATCATCGACGGGCCGAGAGAAGATGTTAAGTTTCGCTTTAAGGGCTGTGAAGATACTCGTAGGCCTGCAGTTAGGGTATCTCTTGGTTGCGAATGTGTTGGAGCCTCTTGGCCACAACCTTGCCCAATTAACCTTATCAATATTGCAGCAAGCGTTGCAGGTCGCTGCGGACGCCACTTGCCCCCAGTCAATAAAATACTGTTATCGAGGTTTAAAGTATTTGTGGGGCGCTGGATCCGCGCTAATCTCACGCCCTTAAGGGCTGATAGTGATGTGTCTTTTCAAACCTGGCTCGGAAAGACACATTATACTGCAAAGAAGAAGGAGGCTTTGCAGCGTTTATATGCTAGAACGGTGTTTCTGGGTTCTGATGACTTCAGTAAGTATGAAACTTTCTGTAAGTGTTTTGATAAGAATGAACCCTATCCAACGTGGAAAAACCCTCGCGGTATATTTGCCCGAAAGGACGAATTTAAATGCCGAGTTGGGCCTATTTTTAAATTAATTGAAGAAGCGTTGTTTAGGATGAAGTTTTTTATCAAGAAGGTCCCTGTTAATCAGAGGGCCCATCTAATCCGAAAATTATTTGGTTTACTTCCAGGGTATACCGATAAATGTGCTGATGAATTGTTGAGATTTATGGCCACAGATTTTACTGCTTTTGAGAGTTCTTTTACCAACGAATTTATGGAAGCTTGCGAGTTTCAGCTTTATGACTACATGGTGTCGGAGTTACCTGAGGGAGTCCGATTCATGGAGTTATTACGGAGTGCACTCGCGGGGGAGAACTTCTGTGTGTTCGCTGGTATAATAATTCGTTTATTAGCAGGTCGCATGTCTGGGGAGATGAACACTTCATTGGGAAATGGGTTTTCAAATTTAATGATGTTCCTATTTGCCGTTGAAGAGTTCGATCTCCAGTATGCGAAATGTCTAATAGAAGGTGATGATTGTATTGCTTCTTATGTTGGTGTTATGATTCCTAAGGCTTTTTATGCCCAACTTGGATTTAACATCAAAACGGAGTATTTGGTCTCACCAAATTTGGCTTCGTTCTGTGGACAAATTTTTGACTTTGAAACCTTAACTGTAATTGCGGACCCCATAAAGGTCATTCTTAATATAGCGTGGTGTCATATTTTGTATGCTCGTTCTACCACTCGGAAATTGCATGGCTTGCTAAAAAACAGAGCTCAGTCATGCATTTATCAATATCCGGGTTGCCCGATCATCCAGAGTTTGGGATTATACTTATTACGTTCGACATGTGGTGTGAATGCCGTGATTGAAGTTGGGTTGGATTCATACAAGAGACATATTGCTGAGTGTGCCGCTAATTCCTTTTTACCTATACGTGATGTCAGTATTTCTTCCCGATTGCTGATGAATGAGGTGTATGGTATTAGCGTCCCTGAGCAGTTGTCTCTTGAGAAGTATTTTGATAGTTTGAATGTTGTTCAGCCACTGTCGCACCCTGTCATATATGCTCATTGTAAGACCGAATGGTTTGATTTTAATGAGCAATATGTTTCGGAAAGGCTCGGGTCTTACGTTATATTGCCTAACATCCGTGGTGCGTTCAGTAAAAGTCTGTTGAACCTTTTGAATGTCATCAAAACGCAAAACAAAAAGTAAGAATGCGAAGGGCGGTCAGCGTCGCGAGAAGAAATTGGAACGTAAGGTTGTTAAGAAACTTACCCGGGGCGGTTTTTCTGCACCAAAGCTTGGCGGAGCAATTGGATCAATTTTCGGCCCTGGTGGTCGTTATATTGGTTCTACCGCGGGCAAGGTGTTTAAGACCGTTACTGGTTATGGTGATTACAAACTTAACTCCAATAATCTTATTGCGGCTTCTGGTGATGCCCTTCCCATGTTTAAGAATACGCGTCTTGGTACTAACATTACGCATCGTGAATACATTGGGGATGTTATAACCTCCCCCACTATTGGTGCCTTTTCTATTTCTAAGTTTTCGCTTCAACCAGGTTTGTTAGCCAGCTTTCCTTGGCTTGCGGCGAGTGCTGAGAATTATGAACAGTACACCCTTAATGGGATGGTTATTGAATTTAAGTCTAACTCGTATGATGCTTTATCTTCAACTAACACGGCTTCTGGAACTGTCGTAATGACCACGCAATACAACGTGTATGAACCGGATTTCGTGAATAAATTGCAGATGGAGCAGTATGAGTATACTAGTTCATCTAAACCCTCTGTGAACCTTATTCACCCTGTGGAATGTGCAAAGACTGAGACGCCTACTTCTGTATTACGAATCAGAAATGCCCCCGTCGAGGGGGACTTAGGTCTCTACGATTGGGGTAATTTTTATATTGCCACTGTCGGGATGCAAGGCGCATCAACCAACATTGGTGAGTTGTGGTTTTCCTACGATATCACTTTGATCAAAAACAAACTGCGAGAGCAGGCTGATGTTGCTGATCATTGGGTTATTGCGGGTGGTAACTACTCATCGATCTTACCCGCTGACCCAAATATCTTTGGACGTTTGGGTTCGGCGAGTATTCCTGTTAAGACTGATTCCAGTGATTTGGGAACAACTCTCACTCCATCTGGATTGCATAATGCTTTTAGTCTTGACACGATTACTTTTCCTCCTAATTACTTTGGACGTGTGTTAATTGCTGCCATTTGGTACCATTTTGAGGCGGTGAGTGCTGTTGTGCTCCCCAATTTGGAATGGATACCTGCTGGTGGCGTCACTAAATACAATTTCCTTAGTAATCATAACTACAACTTTCAAGGGGTTGATGGAGCAAGTATGGCCCCGTGTGAAAACATGGGTGCGTGGAAGTGTGCCTGTTTTACCGTCAATGGAGGTGGAACAATTCGACTCGGGGGAGGTGGTGGAACGGGGCCTGTTACTGGATGGGATCTGGTGATTACGGCTTTACCCTTCTCCCTAGCCTAGTGAACTGTGAATCTTTGACCACGCTAGTCAAAAATAAATAATAGCGCCTTTCTAAAAGCTCTGTAGGGCACAGAGGTAAGTTGGCTG